GCAAAGGATAAGTCATTTTATTATCTATTGTTCCTGCTTTTCTGTAGTTTGCTGAGCTTTGTTTTAAAACTATTCTTAATACTTTCATTTTTCATCTCTCCTTTTTTATATAATAAAAGAAAGGCAACCATTAAATTTTGTTACCTTTCTTCCAATATGGAAATACATAAAATTTTATTACTCAGCTGGATTATAAACTATTGCTTCATCATCTATTATTATTTCTTTATATTCTCCATTATCTATAACTTTCCCAGCTACTGACATTCCTTTAAATTTACCATCTATAAAGTCAACTGTGCATAATCCAGTAACTTTATCTAAATTATCTTTATCAACATACAAATCCTTTTCAAAATTAACTTGCCCTTTTATTTCTTTAAATATTCTTTTCATTTTTAAAACCTCCATTTTTTTATTTTTTATTAAATTTTCAAGTTCTTCTAAATCTTCTGTTTTAGCAAATTCTTTTATGAACCTTTTTGCATTACTTTTCATAGCAGATATTTTTTTCTTTTCCTTAGCTTCTGGGTGTTTTTCAAGGTATCTTTTATCAGCTTCTTTTTGCTGGTCCATTGTTTTATAACCTTTTCTTTTCTTTTCTTCCATTTTATCCTCCTTATATTTGTGAGGGGCTTTTTTACCCCTCAATCACATAGTCATCATACAAGCAACTAAATTTATTATCGCTTTGTACTCTAAACATTTTATTATTTTGATTATACATTCTGATTAAATGTTCTCTGTATTCTCCAGTTACTGTAAATGGTGTTTTTACTTGAGAGCAGTACCCACTATCTAAGTGAGTACATACTATTTTAATTTCATTATTTTTTAAAGCGTTTATTATTATTTTTCTTGTTATCTTTTTCATTTTATCCTCCTTTAACTAATTGTTATAAACTCCCATTTTGAAAAGTTTTTTTTCTGATTTTGTTAAAGTAAAAGTTTTATCTTCTCCAAAAAATATTTTATAAACAGATAACCATCTATCTATATCTATTTTTTCTCCAAAAGTCGTAAAATTGTCAGAAACATACAATTTTCCATCTTCTTCATAAACAGTTACCTTTTTTCCATCATTCCAATCTGTTAAATTTGTTAAAATTCTCATTCTAATCACTCCTATTATTGATTTTTTTTCTAAGAAGTGATATAATCTAAGTGGTTGGGGCTTAGAGTATACCACTCTTAGGTTACCCCTCGTGTGAGGGCTGGTAAAAATTACTTTTCTTTCTTAACTATTGTAATAGAGAACTGCCAAGAACCAATTACAATTATTATTTGGAATTTCATTTTTATCACCTCCCTTCTCTCGAGGTACTTTTATAATAACATAGGTTTAAAACTATGTCAATACTTTTTTTAAAATATTTTTGTAGAACTCAAAAAGTCCAATAATATCAATGGAAAAAAGTGTAAAAAAATTTTAAAAAACAATAAAATATTAAATATCTTACAATCAAAATTAATAAAATTTAAAAGTAGATGGGATATATAAGAAGAAGTTTATAGAAATATAAGCAACTTTTTATGTATCCCATTTTTTTATTTTTTCTTGGGAGGTTTTGGAAGATGTGAGTACAAGACAAGAAGTTTATAAGTTAATAATAGAAAAGAAAGATAATAAAGAAATAGCTGCAGCATTAAATATAAGTGTAAGAACTGTAGAGAGATATAGAAAAGATTTTAATGATACGACAAACGACAACGACAATAATGCGACAACGACAAGCGACAACAGAAGAAAGAAAAAGGAAAAAGCAAGAGCATTAATAGAGTCGGGAGAAACAATAAGAGAAGTAGGGGACAAATTAGGACTATCTAAGTCAGTTGCTGGGAGATTAAGCAGTAAAGAGAAGTTACAAGTTAAGCAACTAGACTATTTAAAATCTTTAAGAGAGAAATACAGTAGGGAAATAGCACAAAATAAAGAAGATAGATTTTATATAAATACAGAAGCGAAAGAAGAAATTTGGAAGAAGCTAAGAGTAAACGGAATATCTAAAGAGCTTCAAGACACTTTAAAACAAAATGAATTAACAGAACAAGAGATACTTGAACTTAATAGATTAGAAAGATTAGAGAGATTTGAGCTAGAAAAAGCTAAATATAAAGATAATAGATTAAATATTATATCTGAAGAACTTGCAAACTTAACAGATGATGATATAGAAAAGATTTTACGCATAATAGAAAAATCAAAAGAAGCTGATAGAGATGAATAAGATATATAACTTCTTTAAGAATGAATTAGATAGAAGAAAAAAAGAAAGATTAAAATTTTTTGTATTTAAAGCAAGAGATTATCAAAAGAATATTATAGATACATTCAAGAGTGGAACATATAACTTTTTCATCATTTGCTGGGCTAGGCGGCTAGGTAAAGATTTGCTTGCTTTTAGTTTAGCTTGTGAAGAATGTTTAAATAAAGCTAATACAGTCGTTTACTATATGTTTCCTACGATGAAGCAAGGTAAAATGATGATATTAGATGGTTTTACAAATGAAAGAAAAAGAATAATTGAGGAAGTTATTGACAAAGAATGTTTATTACTTCCCGAAAAGTCTGGTAAATTGTACCACTCTGATAACTCTCTAAGATTCAAAAACGGTTCTATTATTTATTTTGTAGATGCTCAAAATGCAGACACCAAAATTGGAGGTAATTTAGATATATTGGTTATATCGGAAATGGCAACTATAAAGAATAGGGATATATTGCTATATCTAATCCCATCAGTAATGAATGTTAACGGTAAAATCATACTTGTAAGCACTCCAAGATTTTTAAGCTACTTTAATGAGTTACTAGAAGATGTAAAAAACATAAAATTATGGTTTAAAAGCATTCTTAGTGCATTAGATAAAGAAGCAGTAGATGAAAAAGGTAATCCCGTTTGGAGTGATGAAAAGCTAGAAAAAGCTAAGCAGTTGATGAGTGAAAGTAAGTTCAGACAAGATTATTTGTGTGATACAGATGTGGCAAATGAGAATGCTATTTATGCAGCTAGTTTATTAAAAGCAGAATGGATAAAAGAAATAAATTTATCTAACAAAAAGTTATATGTTAGTGAAGATTTGGGAATTAATGATAGTACAGCATTAGTATTTACAATAGATAATACTATAATTCATCATTATGCTTCTACAGATAAAGCAACAATACATTATATTGAGTACATAAAAACATTTATGAAAGAACACAATATAAAAGATGTAGAGATTATACTCCCTCACGATGCTAGAAATAGACAAGATGCTATTGATCATCTAACAAGTAGAAGAGAAGCATACAATCAACATTTTAGAGATGTAAAAGTTTTGAGAGCATATGAAGTTAATAAGACTATTGAGATTACAAGACATAGCATAGAACAACATAAAATTAAGTTTTTAGACTGTGCAAGTGTTAGGGATATGGTTAGATTAATGAAAGCATACGAATGGAAAATAGATAACTCTACTGGGGAAAATCTAAGAGTACCCGTCCACGGCAGAGGTCTTGCAGCAAGTAACACTTGTGACGCACTTGAATACTATTGTATGCGAATGTTTTTAGATGTTTATGAAAAGAATATGAAAGATTTAGATTGGGGAAGCTATGAAGATTAGGAGGCTATAAATGGGATTTGGTAAATTTTTTAAAGGGTTAGGAAGAATAACGGGGAATTTAACTGGTGGTCTTATAGGTAAATCAGATTCACAGAGAAATCAAGATAGATTGCTAGAAGAACAAAAGAAAGAAGCTGATAGACAAGCAGAACTATACAGACAACAAATAGAAGAAGAAACAAAAAGAAGAAATGAAGAAGCTGATAGAGCAGCAGCAGAAGCACAAAGGGCAAGAGATGAACAAGCTAGACTACTAAGAGAACAAGAAGAAAGAGCAAAAGCAGAAGACAATTTTAAAAGGCAAGTAGCTCAAGATAGCGCAAGTATTACAAATTCTTTATTAAATAAAAATTCTAATAAACAAACCACAAGTGTAGATTACTCTAATGCCATAAATGCTGACTTAACAAAAGAAAAAGATGATAATATAGACAAATTAAAAAAAGCATTTAAAAGAAAGCTATAAGGTGATTTTATGATACTTGGAATAACAAGAGAAAAACTGGAATACTATTTTGATAATGCTAAAAAGTACAAAGAAGATATAAGAGGAATATACAACGAAGTATACGACTACACAGATATAAATTTTAGTATTAAAGATAGTGGAACAGTAGAAAAGCAAAGTAAAAGAGGTGTTGAAAGTGTAATACTAAAAAGCCAAAATTTTCTATGTAATTTTATAATGTCGTCTATATTTTCAAAATCTGGAAGATGGGCAACAGTGAAAGTAAATCAAGAAGCTTTTAAAAAGCTATCGGGAGTAGATGGAGAAGCAGCAGAGGGTTTAAGTAATGAAATAAACAAAGTATTAGAAAATAATTCAGATACAGTTTATTTCACAAATGACAATACTAACTATTACACAGAAACATCAAAAGCTTTGTTAGATTGCATCAAGGTTGGAACTGGTATAAGGAAGATTATAGAACTAAAAGACAATACTAAATGTTTTACTTATGCTTATCAAAACCTAGATAATATCTATATTTTAGAGGACAATTTAGGAAAACCTAACATCATTTTTAAAGTTTATGTAGAAAAAAACTTAAATGATATAAATGACTTATTTGGACATTTACCTATCACAGTTCCAAAAGGCTTAAATGAGGAAAAGCTTGATGAAAAGATAAATATTATAGAGTGTCTTATTGGAGTTTTCGATGAAGATACAAGCACTTATAAATATTATCACGGGCTTTTTACAGAAGCTTTTGAAGAAGCATTATATGAGGGGGAATTAAACTATAACCCTTATACGGTGTTTAGGTGGAAAATTAACAGTTCTAACCCCTGGGGAATTGGAATAGGCTTAGAAA